CAACTGTTGCCATTCAATAGATTGGCATACAGTTCCTGGTCCTGCTTCAAAAACAAGCTTGTTGTCCTGCACCAACTTCACAAAAGAAAGTAAAGTTTTACGAACAACTAGTGACCAATGTACTGGACCGCCAGCGAAGAGGCGAGTTTTAGAAGCTTCCCGCTTAGCAAATGTCACGGGTTCATCCTTAAGATGACCCATAAACACTGGATAGGCGCGTCGTCCTTCAATATATGCACTTTCAACATCACGCACCTTGGCCCAGATATCCTCTGGGAAATCAACTCCCTGAGGGTATTTGTCCGTTGAAATACGGTCCAAGTATTGCTTCTTTGTTTTGTTCCATGGAAAACCCATCGAACTGTTCGTATTGATCTTATCAATAAAACGAACGCCTGGTAATCCATTTACAGCAGCGATGTCCGAAAGTTCCACTAGCTGAGACTCCCATCCAGACGGCAGGTTGGCAACAATATCCTTAAGATAAGCTTGCTTACAAGCTTTGAGGATATCACGGTCATAGTTCACCTTTGGCACAACCATTTCTTTAACGTTGTTCCTAATAGGTAACCAGCCCTCCATGTCAGGTTTCGTATAATTGCAATCCTGACCATAGTGAGCTTCCATCTCCGCACGCAACGGTGTGGAAGTAACTCGTGATTTCGGCTTTGGAAGGAAACCTGGTAATCTACCGAAAAATTCAGCAGAACCATCCTCAATAAAGCGAAAAACGCTTTTCGAATGAGGAGACACTAATTGAACATCATCTTGAAGTGATAGCAGTGGAGCGCCATCACTTGCAATGACCTCACGCGTAGCTTGCACTTGATCCGCACACTCATCTAACAACCACTTTGGTAACTCCATAATGGCTGCCTTATTCTCATAACCAGCCACATGCATACCAACGAAGCTATAACCTCGAGGTGTTTCGACCATGTACAGTGTACCACAATCTCCAGATTTGGTTTCCTCCACGCAGGTTCCAGTATAAATGGGAAAATTTCCCACTAATCCTTTTAGTGGCATCACGAAAAAGTTGACACCCCATACCGAACGCAGATCAACAGATCCAGCTTTGGTTCTTCCGAAACCGAGCATTTTACTAACCGGCACGGAATCACTTAGCCAAAATTTGGAGAGATCCCTAGCTGGGGGCATACTCGGCACATTGATAACCGCTAAATCATGATCTTGTCGAATCATGAAATCGGTAAGCTTGGCTTTAAAAGTGATTTTAGGAATCACCCCAGCACCCATTTCACCACGCAAAACAGTAATCTCAAATACTCCACCTTTCAAAGTGTGTGCATTGAGAACCAGTGTCGTACCACGGTAAAAGAAACCGCGGGTATAACCCTTATATGAGCCATCAAGAGCACAAATGTGAAGATTCACAGTATTGCGAGCAAACATATCGCGTACTTCCGCATGCGATTTACCAACCAAACTCGTTGATGACACAGGAAGATCCCAAGAAGTTAATTCGATGGTATCCCTATACCACACATTAGACTTCTCTTCCTTTGGTAAATCCTCTTCAGTTGTTCCAGCCACATTCCCTTGTGGTTCCATCTTATCTTTCCCCGTCAGGGAGTAGATTGATAGAGCCATGGCAAATAGAGAAAGAAACGCTAAAGATGCTTTCATCTTGTTATCATGGATAACCTGCGAAGCTGCGGCATAGAAGCGCACAAACTGCTGTGCTGGCAAATATGCCACCACATATCGTAAAAAGAGGAACTTAAATGCTCTAAAACTAGCAAGATAGGCACACATGGAGTGAACCCATGATACCTGCATCCACCACGTCAACCACTCGATGTACAACCACATACCAATGTGGGTGCACCAAGCCACAACGTGTGCTGTATCAACTTGTGTTGAGCAAAGACAATCTTCTTTGTAAGCACAACAAACAGGGCACAAATCAACCTGCTTGACAAATTCTTCAGCAGCCTCGCCCTTGTTTTGGTTGATAACATGTTGCTTAGCAAAAGCACCAAAGTGTTGGACAAACTTTCGGATGTCGGAAAAAACTTCCACAATCTCAGTTGTTGCCAACTCACGTCCGTCAGCCCCAATATGTGGCACCAGCCGCTTAACGGTAATAATCCAGAAATCTGGAAAACCTGGTGTAGCTGCTGGCAGACGGCTAGGTTCAATGAACACACCATTCTCATGGGTATACTCTGGTTTTGGTCGAACCTCGATGATATAGGGCAATCGTCGACGCACGGCCAAAGGACAGTGAAAATACTCATTTGCATTGAGGTGTTCACAATTTGTTGTGGCCATAACCAATTTTGCCAATACAGGGGTCTTCCCCTTATCAGCCAAATCCGCCTGTGGTGGCGTATATGGCACGTTGTTGACTACGTTCAACAACTCCTTGAGGGTAGGATCAATATCACCTGTAGCTGATGGGCGCAAGAAAGCTATATCATCCATCTGGATAGCCCACATGCTGGAGTCAAAATTACTCCAGTATTCATCAGCGGGACACCGTGTGTACAGATAATGATCATCACGATCAAGTGAAAAGATAGACGCATAGGAGTGGAATAAAACCTTCATAAACGAAGATTTAGCCACTCCCGAGTGTCCATACACCAACACACCTAAAGGAGCGTGGCGACTTTTCAAAGAAGCACGTTTGGTGACTTCCGAATTTTTGAGCATCATGAGTGCACCCAATTGCTTTGAAATTGGATTAGTGCGCTCGGCACCCATGGATCGAAAAGCCTTTGCAAAACCTTGCCCTTTCTCAATGGCATCATTCAAATCAGACAGAAATCTGAAGTATGTAGTGCCATGAGGTTCTAGATTGGCCGTAAACGGAGCCAATGCCAAAAGGCGAGCTGATGTGGCCAACCAATCTTCACATTCCTGTCCCTCTTTAAAAAAGGAGTCAACAGAACCTGTCTTACGGTAGCTAACAATACGCTCACAAACGTAAATGGTGGTTTCAACAACGTGTAGCCACAAATTTACGCGAGATGCATACTTGCCGGATTGGGCCTTCTTAGAAAGGAAAACGAATTCTTCCTCCGTAGCTTCAATGCCCAACTTGCTCAAGATTCCTTGAACAAGAAAGTATGTGTACATTTTGCGTAAACGCTTCACAATACCACACTCTTTGACAGTAATAGACGTGTCAAAGAGGGTTCGCATTGTCTTTGTGATATCTTCCAAACCCTGCAATTCCGGGTTAGGAAGAAATTTCTGCAAAATGGCAACAGCCAGTGGCTTACCCGTAAAGCACATATATGCCGTACGAGCCAATGTGTAGTAATCTTCAAGATTACTACATGTGCGATGCCAATGACGCAAAATCATGAGACCCTCAAAGATCTCAGCAAACCCACCATTAAAGCCTGGAAACAAACGCATGGATTCCATGCGCTTCAGCCCAATTGCAATGTAGTGAGTCATAGTACGCCAGTTACGTGCCGCAGCTTGGTCCGTATCATGATCAGATTGGAGGACTTCAGCCTCAAAAAGCCGAATCTTATTCACAATCTCCTCATGAGTAAATTGGGCCAATGACTGCAGCTCATTCAATGGAAGTGGTAAATCTAACCACTCCATCGCTGTGCAGTGCTTGCGAATAACCAACCGCTCAATCTCCACACTCATGGATTGTGTTAGAAAGAGAGGGTTTTGATCCAAAGGAATAAAACCTCTGGAAAAAGATCCTCCGCATAAGCGAATGGTGCAAACAATAGTTGCACCTTCAGTGATACCCAACTCAATGGGATTTGAATCCACCGTAATGGGTTTACCGTTCCAACTCATATAAAAGTTGGTGTGGCAAAGATCCTTCACAATGGTTTGGTAAATGGGGAAACAATTGTCCCTCACGATTGCGGTCCTGTACAGACCTCCTACACGCACAAACACCTGAATTGGTGATGGGAGTGTAGTCACGAGTTCAGCCTCAACCAAATCAAGGACACTAGGTCCAGAATAATTGGTATCGTGCATTTTACTGCACACATAGAGCAAAGCTCCGCATCCTACAATATCCTTCGCAGCATCCACATAGATGCGGTTTGATCGCTTGTTGAAAAATCGTTGCATTTGTTCGTCGTATCTGATTCGTAAGTGGTTTTCTCAGGGTTTCCACGGCCCCTTCCCCCTCATTTCTTCATCGGAGGGGTTCCGATTAGCTGGGTTATCAGCCTGGCACACGTCTTTCTCTAAAGACAATCCTTATTCTGAACTGGTTCATTACTCCAGCCTAATATAGTTTAAACGTCGGCACTACCTGTACGATTCGGATAGGTTCTATATTAGTTTCAGAAAAATTCATTTCTAAAGGTACTTAACGTATCCACCATTCCAAGTCTTATTGATCTTAATTGATTTAAACACCACATTATTTCTAATTTGGATCTCAACTTGTTTGTTTATTTTGTTTACCGAGGTCATACTAAATATGATGCCTCCATACAAGAAAGTTTTTTGGTTAACTTACAACACAAACAATAACATATAAAACGGGGATTTTGGTGGAACGAATTTGAATTTCCGCGCGTCCCGCGGGGTTGCCTTTATGCCTCTATCTAAGATAGCCGTTGCGAATACGCACTCCATGGATCTTTGTCCACTATGCGTAGCGATCAGTCGCTAAACTTATACAGTCAAAGAGCCATTAGTCCGTTATTAATGTAACGTAGGTCCGCTTCATCCTACAACTTTTGTAAGGAGAGGCTCACATGGTAGGCGAAAACCATGCTAGAGCACCAAAAGGTACTCCTAGCAATAAATATATATAATTGTGCGTAATCGTTGTTGTTCTGGTTCTGGCACTAATCATTTGGTTGATCAGTAAGATATTTTAAAGCAAGTACAAGC